CTATTGTATAATCAAGTCCTTGTAATATAGTCTTGTTGATATCTTTAATAATCTCTTCAACCGAGTCAGCAGAAAATCTCTTCTTCTCTGTCTTCATAAGTTTATCAAGTAGATATCCAGCATGTTTACAAAAACCTTTAAACTTGAATCCGGGGCACGTACACTTTATATCTTTTTCCGATTCAGGAATACCATTCTTTGTTTTAATAGTGCAAGTATATGTGGAATCATCAACACCAAAAACATAAGTATTGTTATCTACTTTTCGAAGCTCATACGTCTTTCCTTGAAGATTAACTTCATCTTCATTAATTAGTTGTTCTCTAACAATTCCTTGTATGATACTTCTCACACTCATTATACAATACACCCAATAATGTTTTGATCAGGATATTTAAGTTCAAATACTGACACAGGTGTTGTAGCTGGAATCATATCTGCTTGAATTGGAAATGCATAATATATGTTGCTGTAATTAGATCCGTAGTTAGCACTTGTCATACATATAAATCTCATATCTTGAACAACTGAAATACCATCAACATGATATAATTGAAGTTTAGCCTCACCAACATTTATCGGTTTGTTTATCTCCATGTTCTTGTTACTAAAATATTCTTTCAGTTTAGCTGTACATTCAGAAAGTATTTCTGACGAATTTCTGTGTGTAATAGGAGACAACCTTATATCATATTCAACTTTAAAATTTACAATTTCAGCATCAACAATATTAACTGTGTCCGTCATTATCTTATAACGAGTTAAATACAGTTGTAAATTTTGTTTTGTAAGATAAGTTGCTTTTTTAAAATATCCTTGATCATCGGAACTGATTATATAAATTGTTAATTGTGATGCAAATGATCCTTCATTAACTTCAAGTTCAGATTGTGCAGCTTGTAGTTCAGCAGTTAATTGTGCAATTTCAGATTCCAAACCAGGAACACGTTCTGCTAAATTATGATCAGCAGAGTGTAATTTTTTAACTTCTACTATTTCATCTTCTTTTCGTTGTAACATACCTCTTAGTGAATCTACTAAATTTCTAAGACGAACGATTTCTACTTTATCTTGATCAAGTGTATCCGGGAATGTTGGTGGTGTATACGGTTTATTTGTAACTCCAGCCATATTATTTATGTTCCTTAAGTTTCAAGAGGTGGTTTCCATGGTTTTGAAGGCGGTTGTTTATGCCATCTTACAACACAAACTTTTGATATGACACCAAATTTACTTGGTAATGATTTAACTCGAGCTTCATAATCTTCTCTTGTAACTGTTCGATATTGACTTGCAAATGATGCTACTGTATGATTCAAATCCGCCACCGCCCACAGCTGCATCTTCGTTTGTAATAGTTACAGAAGCTAATACTGCATTTTTCTTTGCAGCTGTTAGACCGGCAGCAACAAAATTTGATGAAATACTGCCAACTCGAGTAATTGTTCCGGGAAGAGCATTATCTGGTGCACCATAAGAAGTTCTGTATTTGACTTCAAGGATTGTATTAGCCGGTGATTCACCAAACGTTCTTGTTCTTAAGAAATTAGTTGGGTCAATAGCTTGAACTCCTTGATCAAACAACATTCCAGGAATGCCAAATCCATTGTTGTAATTACTCCAAAGATCATCTTCTACATCTTCAAGCATTCCACCACCGAATTGCAAGTGAATGTAACCATCTTTATCCCAAAATGTTTCGAATCTCTTTGGAACTGTAATATATTCAGCCACGGAAGTTACTTCAGTTCTATCTGTTCCTTCATTGGGAATTGCATCAAGTATTCTATCTTGAGCTAAATATTCAACTTCATACCATCTGTTTCCATCACTATCATATACTGAAATGATTTCAACAATGTTTGTATCTGGAATAGTTACTTCATAAAATTGTTTAATAGCCCCAACAGTTATACTTGTTGTTTTTACGTTTCCGGATCTAACATAGCCTGTTTTCGTAACATTATATGATATAGGAGTGTTAGGTGCGGCTACTTTAACAGTATTAACACTGTATGTTCTTGGTGCATCTAAAGTTCCACCAATAGAAAGATCAACATCGGCTAACAATTCAAATTTTGTATTTTGTTCGTTGTTTGATACAAAATAACTTCCTGCTTTAATAACAGGAGTGTAATTCCAATCGGGTGTATTTGCATCAGTTGATGATGCAGACACAACACAAGATATTTGAACTTTACCTTGAGCTGAAGTATATCCATGTGGTTTGTAACCAAATGTTCTCGCCATTCCAAGAACAACATCCGGATCCGTTGGATTATCTACATCATACAATTCTTTAAATTGTTGATCTTGATAGAAATGAAGTGTATCACCAACATAAGACATTAATTCAATAAACATTTCACCTGTTGAACCATCCGTAAAATCTTTTTGTGCATTAGGAAAGTAGTTCTTAGCAAAGTTCTGAAGATCTTCTTTTAGGGAACTGAAGTCTTTGCTTGTATATTTAACTGTTCTACGAGATGTTTGTGCCATTTGTTCTTATCTACTCTTTTGTTATTTCTTTCTCTCCTATAATTATACTACAACAGAAAAGGGCACTCATTTTTAGTATGAATGCCCTCCACGATGTTCTTTTATTGAACAACGTAACTTTAAAGAATTACTCCATATTACCCCTTAAGTAATTGTTTCTTCTCAAGTTTTGTTCCACACCACGAACAGAACTTAGTATGTGGCTCAACAGAATGGTGACAACATGGGCATATACGAACATAATAAGTTCCACAATGTGGACAATAACGTACGTTCCTTGGTCCTAAAAGACCACATATAGTGCACCTTTCTTCCTGCTTATCATTCATAATTTTTTGTTCTTCTTTCTTTTTAGTTACATTCAACTTGAACAAGAACACAAGTTCAACCAAGGTTGGTGCAGTTGCATCGTCCGGAATTGGTTTGTCACATTTACTTCCTTCAACTGTCTTTCCTTCAACGGAAGAAGCATTGGCCGTAAAAGCACTATCACCACTATTGTTTTGAGAACTGCAATATACAATACTTGAATTATCTTTTGCACTTATGGATGTTGTGCCACAAATAGTAGTCCATGGTTTCCAATCTATCAACGGCTTGGGGTTTGGATTCACCCATGGTTCCCAATCCCAGTACTGTTCCCAATAACGCCACGGATTTACATATCTATATTTAATAAATGGCATGTAAATTACATTGTCTCTCCATACTGTCTGTATTTCTTCATTAACGTAGCGAACAACAACTTTGATTTCTCCTTGTTTGGACTTTTGAGATGATTCATCTTTAAGGGCATTATCTTCTTTATCATCATCGGTTTGAGCAACAGCCTTAAATTTGCAAGGTTTGTTGATAAACTGATCTAAATGAAACGTCTTATGTTTCTTGATTCTCAGTGAATCGGTTGTGATTTTTTCTCCGTCAATAAAGACATCAACATCAACAGAGAACTCGGAATTGTTCTTGATCATAATTCCGTATTCATCTCCATCATCAAGTGTCACTTTTCGAAATGATACTTGATTAGATTGACCATTAACAATCGTAGTTCGATCGTAACTAATGGTTTCTTCTTCTCTTACAGGGATTTTGTTTTTGCAGATTGACACAATGACAGATGTGCCGGGGAAGGATGATTGTTGCATTTGGATTTCTCCTATTTTGAATTAATTCTACAACTATCGAACTGACACCAAATTCAGTTGGTAGTTTGTAAAAAAGATTGCAAGTTATAAATTGCCGTTGTTTCGCTCTTGAGTTTTGCAGGCACAACGGCGGAAGCCTTTGATAGAGCATTGATCCACTACATATAAATATATAGTTCTTTTAAAAAAAGTTTAGGACATTCCAATGTTGTTGTAAATAATGTTCAACGTATCTTCATATTGTGAATCCGTAAATCTATAACGAACAAAGACAGACAATTGATTACTGTTTTCACCAATGAATGTAGTCTTCACCTCAATCACTTGAAGATATGGCATCCATTTTTGAACAGAACTTGTTAATTCTTGTTTCACTTCATCTGCATAAGCAGGATCAGCCGGATCAAATATCATACGTCTCAAATTTGTCCCAAAGTCAGACAACACTCGTTCACCTCTTGCTGTCATAAGAAGTGATCGTAAATTGTTCTTTACTGCTTCTTTATTATCCATTGTAGATGCAAAGGCTGTTGATGTTCCTCGTGTAATAGGAATGTTGATGTTTAAAAGGGATGGTTCTACTTTTTTCTTAAAGACTGACATCGTAGTTATACTTTCAGTTCATTTTCAGTTGTTATGGTTGATCTTGTTGCAGGATCTATTGGTGGAACAGGCGGTGAACCAATTGATGCATGTGTATGTGCATTGAACAAGTTAATGAATGTATCTCTCATTAAACCGGCAAGTGCTTGTCGTATTCTCAATACTTTGGTCTTAATTGTAACAAACCCATCATTCAAATTAATTTCCTTGTTACCACGTAATAGGACCTTGTCAGCGAAGACTGAAATCTTATCCTTTTCTATTGAAATCTCCGAAGAACCGACAGAAATCTTAATGTTTTTATCCGATTTCAACCACAAGGAGTCCGTTCCCATTATAATTACCTGAGACCCAGCGCTGGCAATCTTTTGACCGCCGATTACAACACTTCCACTCTTTGCATTAATTCGAACATCATTTGAATTCACTACCACAAAGTTTGTTGTTGTCTTGTTGTTAAGATAGTTTGGATGGTCAGTTTTAAGAACATCTTTAGCAACAGTCTTAAGATTTGTATCTATATCATAATTTGAACCAGCAACAACAAGAGCATTCGTTTCATTGAATGTTGGTCGAGATTGTGTTCTTCCATCATATAAAAAGTGATGCCGTTGTTCA